GTTGAAACATTTTGAGAAACACTGAGTACTGGCCTTTTACCCAGTCTTTATGATTTTCAAAAACCAAAGTTGGATCTTCCTCTATTTTTAAAATTATCTCATCTAGTTGGGGGATTTGCATTCTTCTCAGTGTTCCATACCAGATTCTAATGTTGCCAAATGGGATTCTTACAGATCTCAGGGCTTGAGGGATTTCTGGGTCAATTATCTCATCATCAGTTTGATACACCTCTGTCTCTTGCAGGTTGGCGGTGGGATTGTACTTTCCTTTCCTGAAAAGGCTATAAATGCAAAATTCACTTCCTGTTATTCCAGTGGAGAAATCACTATCTAGAGGATAGAATCCTAGAGATGGATCTTGGACTTCCAACAACATAATGCTTGCAATGCTGCCCAGAGATAAGTTGAAACCCAGTAGTAAGTAATGCAACCATGCCTGGCATATCTGTATGACTGCAACCTCTAAGATTTTCCCACCTCCTTCAAGCAATGAGGTTAATGTGTTCTGGTTTTGTCTAATCCTATCTACAAACCTTTCAGTTATAGGGGATGTCATACATGCACTTACCCACCTAAAAGTTGGCTTGAAAATGTGTTGCTTGTAGCTCCATTCTGAATTAAACTCAACAAGTTCAAGACAGCCTATGGAACTCTTTTCTCTATTGCAGTAGACGGACATGTACTCAGACACTCTCTCTTTCCACATCATTGCTGTTGTGATTAATCTAATACTTCTAGGAGTAGCTTTACCCTCTGCAGATATTAACTGAGCTGAATCATCACTGCCCTGCACGTGTGTTATTTCAACTTTCAATCCACACTTTGACAAAAAAGCTAACTGATAAATTGACATGACCACACAAATAATCAGATGACATAGAGTGCTCATGTAGTGCAGTATTCCTTGAAACATTCCAAAAAATACCCACATCTTGTTGTTTTGAACCTCTGTAAAAAGTCCTTCTCCATTAAGGAAATCTTTCTGTAGTCGCTTGTAGGTGGAGTTGCTAGGGGTGTCCTTGTTCTTAATAAAATTGGCAACAAATTGTATGGGAAATGATATCCTTTTCCTGGTCCACAACCACATTAAGCTCAAAACAAACCCCACCATGGATTTGGGACTGAGAGTGAGAAACATAGCTGCAAACTTGCTACTATGATTCCTCTGACACCATTTGGTTGCATCAGCAGATTTACCTAGGGTGTGGTAACTTGCAAATTTTTGCTCACATAGTGAGTGGTGTGATCTTGAAAACCCTTCTTTTTGCCCTGGGTGTGTCAAGCTGTCAGAAGGACTTAAGGATGCAATCCCTCTAGCTGCTGTTTCAAAGTGGTATTGACATATCCTGGCCATAATCTCTAAGACATGTATTTCTCTATCTCCTCCATGTTGTGGTTTGGGAAATAAGTCGCTATCAAAATAACCTTTTTTAATTAGAGTTGCCATGCAGTAGGGTAAAAGATCGACTATATGTTCTGGAGTTCGCTTTGTGTAGTCTGAATACTCTTTTACTAGGTTTCCTAGAGCCTCTAGAACCCTGGGTCTGCTTTCAAACTCAGAGGGGTTTAGAGCAGCCAGCTTGTCTGTTATCATGGAGGCACTTTCAAGACCTGACAACTGAG